TATAGGACTGTCTATTAATCACAGAATAGAAGCAGAAGGTAGGTATGAAAACAATTCAAAAATACATGTATATTGGACAGATAACCTTAATCCTCTTAGATCAATTAATATACTAGATCCAAACTCTTTTAAAATAACTCCAGGAGATATAGACATTACACCTAATCTAGTGTTTTGTCAGCCTACAGTAGAAGAAATAGGATTTGGAGGAAGTCTTCCAGCAGGAGGTAAAGTACAATACGCTTACAGATTAGTATCTGAAAATGGAGCACAAACAATAATGTCTCCTACTAGTCAGTTAGTTACATTAAACGGAACAGACTCAAGTTCAGAAGCTAATTATATTGATGTTGTTGGAAGTGCAGCTGATTCTGAAAATACAAGATCTGTTACTTTTAATTTAAAAGGTATAGATACTAGCTATGAAATAATACACCATATTGCAATTTTGTACACAGTAAAAGACGCTCCTACTATTTTTAAATTTGGAGAAGATGGTATTACAAGTGATGAGATGTCTATAACATTGTCTGGAAATGAGCCTAGAATACAGCTAACAGAACCAGAATTTTCCGCTACTATGGGAGGATTTGAGAGATGTAAAACACTTGCTGCAAAAGGAAACAGGCTTGTTATAGGTAATATATCTACAGCTTCTATAGAAATACCTACAAGTGAATGGGATGCAAGAGCATATAGGTTTATGAAAGACGATGCTACTGGTTTTATTACAGCTGATCTATATGATGCAAGTGGGGCGTTACACAAAACATTGTATAGCGACACTTATCCTACAGGACCTAATTATGACAGTATTCCAGAAGATGCAGATGCTATAAACCTTTTTAATCACGAGGAAACACAAACAGGAAGAGTAGATACAACTGCAACAGGAACTTCTGATTGGAGTGTAAATCAGCAATTTAAATATAAAACAGATGGTGTTACACTTGGTGGAGAAGGTAAAAACATATCTTATACATTTGTATACAAAGATTTAGAAGTAGATAAAGACGGTACATTTGGAGGCTCAGACCAGCGTTCTAGTAGACAAAGAGCACCTTTTGTTAATGTAGATAGAGCAAATATTACAGAAAATACAGGGATGTTTTCACCTAATGGTAATCCTTTAACCTTACAATATACAAACGTGTTTCCTAATTTTTCAGATCCTTATGTAGAAACACTTTACACTGGATACACTAGAGGAGAAGTTTATAGGTTTGGTATAGAGTTTTATTTAAAGAAAGGGCATACAACTTTTGTTAAGTGGATTGGAGACATTAAGTTTCCTGAAGCTGCAGATGATCCTGAATTTGCAGTAACTGCTCCTACAAATACGTATAGTGGAAAGCTATACGTTAGAAGTATAGGAATACAATTTACTATTGATATAAGTGACATAAAAGATAAAATAGGAGGGTTTAGAATATTACGAGCAGAAAGACCTATAAGTGAAATGACTAAACTAGGTACAGGGTTTCTTTTAATAGCAAACAGAAGAAGAGGAGACAATGATACTAAAAGTGGAGCTGGAGGAGCTGGATATGGGAAAAACTATAAATATGTAAATAGTTTAGCAGAAGCAGTATCAAAAACAAACATTGCTATGGAAACTGGTATTAATAAACTTAATATTAATGGTATGCAAGGAAGAAAAGCAAACAGATTCCACTTACCTGATTTTCCTGGATTTAACAGAGTTAACCATAATGGTTACAAAGGAGTACATTTAAAAAAACCAGAAACTAAAAACTTTACCATATTTATATCTCCGCTTACTATATATAAAGACACAAACCAATTTGTAGCTAAAGAAGGTGATTATATAAAAACTAATGGTTACTATACTACAGCATTAGTACAATACCAAGAATTGGACGGTAAAAAACAATTTACAAGTTCTTGGGCGTACTATTCAAGAGCTTTTGAATTACCTGCACACAATCCAGAATACTTTAAAATAGATAAAACAAAGTATATAGGAAACGGTGTACGCCTTAATACAAATGATTCTTTTATTCCTGACAGTACTTATGATGATGATATTCCTAAAAAGTGGGAAAGTAACAAACAAAATATAGATCCTGAAGCTGATTTTGTAAATACTACGTATAGTTATACCACTGAAATAAATAAAGGAATACCTGGACAACCTTTTGGTATAGGTAATAATATTTACTTAATGACATTAGAAGACAGTACAGATGTTATTACAACTAAATTTACAGAGCCAAAAGACATGGACTGGAATAATAATGTAATAGAAAATGAACAACGATTTAGATTATGGGATAACGGTGTTGTTTATTTAGAAAATAACAGTATTGATACATTTAAATACAAAGAAGTGGCTTGGTCAAGACCTTTAGTACGACAATACGGAGGAGACAGCTATGAAGCTAGAAGTAAACAGCAGTATATGTCTACAGGACATTTTCAACCAATAACAAGCGCTGTTTTAAGTGCAACAAATAATGGACAAGAGATTTCTCCTAGAATTTTTGGAGGAGATACTTATGTAGCTTACTGGGGGAGAACTTATATAGACCAGTATTACAACCTTACATCACAGAACCCTGCAGGAGAATATGAGGATATAGACAGCAAGGAAAAAAGGCTAGGAGTAACAGCAATTGTTCCTGTAGAGTCTTATATAAATATAAACTTAGGTAGTGGAAAATACTTTTTAAAAGACAGGAATGGTTCAAAGCCAGGTGATTGGGTAGGTGAATCATATAATGTTGATCAAATATATAGCCAACAAAATAATTCAGAAGATAAGTTTTTTGCAAAAGATTTTGCAGCTGATTTCTCTGAAGAATTTCCACATAGACTGTGGGCATCAGAAGAAAAAATAGATGGAGAACCAGTAGATGCTTGGAGAAATTTTAAAGTTGCTAATATATTAGATGTTGAAGGTTCTTATGGTCCAATTAATAAAGTAATAAACTTCCAAGACAAACTGTTCTACTACCAAGATAGAGCATTTGGAATAGCTGCTATAAATGAAAGATCTGTTATTACAGACAATAGCGGTGTACAAGTTACACTAGGTACTGGAGAT